ATTTATATAAATATCATTAGTACCCATAATAAAATAATATAATTATATCATAATATTATTTTTATTATTTATTTTATATTATGTCGTTTAGTGTTTTTTTTATTTGTTGTTATTTATACACTATTTATTTATAAATAATGAGTTTAAAAAATGATATTAAAATATAAACTTATTATATAATATATGTTTTCAGGTTTAGTTATAGAAATATTTTTTGACAAAAATAAAGGATTCAACCAGACACATGCAATATATTGGTTGAATCGTGCTAAAATAAAATATTATAAAATGAAAATAGACAAAAATTTTATAATATTTAGTATAACAAAATTACCCAAAGATACAACAGTGAAATACACCGATTATAAGGGTGAAGACGGTATATTATATACTTATTTATGAAATAAATATATAAAGTTTTAGTAATATAATATAATATAAATGAGTGATAATAAAATAGAAGGTATAATTTATATGATTGATTGTTTTGATAAAGAAATTAAGGGGCATTATATTGGCAGTACTCTTCAAACGTTTAACCAACGTAGACGAGAACATAAGTCCAACACTCATAATGAAAAATCTGATCAATATAATAAAAAATTATATTTTCATATTAGACAAAACGGCGGTTGGTTAAATTGGAAAATGGACATAATTGAACGTGTATTGGTCGATGATGTAGACGAATTAAGACAATATGAACAACTATGGATAGATACATTGCACCCTGATTTAAATATATGTAGATCATACAGGACTAAAGAACAAAATAGGAAAGAAAAGACAGCACTCCAACGAATATATAACGCACATAGCCCTGTTATTAATTGCGATAATTGTAATAAAAAAATAAAAAAATGTAAAATATCGAACCATAAAAAAACTGCATATTGTAAAAATTATGAAAAGAAATAAAATAAAAGAAATAAAATAAAAGAAATAAAAATGACTATTGCCAAAGTAAATGAAAAGCCCAATAGGCGGGGCTTTCCTTTAATTTATATACATATTCTCCGTTTTTATTTTTAATCTTAGAATGACGAGCAACCCAGGCTATTCGTTTTTGTTCGTCTTTATGATCTAAATATGTACTACCCGTTTCACTACCAAAGTTTATAATTTTATCATTATATTCAACATAATATTTTTTATTTTTTACTTTCGAATATCCAACAGAGGTGGCGCCGAGTCTCAATGCTTTATTTTTAATTTGTTCTAACATTATATATATAAAATAATAATAATACTTTTATATATATATATATATATGATTAATAATTATCACGGTGGGAAATATACATTAACACGAAAAAAATATACAGACGCATACCCAAGACGATATATTATAGATAAAATAAATGAATTAAAACCGACTAATGATATACCAATGTCTAAAGCCGACAAAGGATATATAGCGTATAAACTATATAAAATTGGTAAAGATATGAATATACAAATAGAAGAACCAGAAAAAAAACAGAAAATTAAACAAGAAAAAAAACAAGAAATTAAACAAGAAATTAAACAAGAAATTAAACAAACAGATAATATAACAGAAGAAGATGAAATATATATTGATAATGATAATCATTTAGATATTCAATATCAAGATTATTATGGTCGCAAACGTACACGCCCACGACCACTTACACATTATTCGCCTTACCTAATATGAATCTTTTGCCCGTTTTAGTCCTTCCGCCCAACTGCACTTGTGCTCATCACAGTACATTTTAACATGGTCTATCCATTTATTTTGTTTTTTTCCTGTACCTTTCATACCATTACCCTTTGTGGGTGCTTTTGTCTCTAATGGTGGTCGTGTTGTATAACTCGCTATATTTGTATTAATCTTTGTATTTAGATCATCCAAATAATTTGAAAGTACCTCAGGTGTCATGACACGTGAAAATATTAGGCGCCATTTTGTTCTTAGTGTATTGTTAGGATAAACAACGTAAAATTCATTTTGTAACCATTTTTCAAAAAAGGCAACGTCATCGCCTGTCTGTGCTTTTTTTATAGCCACATTCAACCAATTATTTAAATATTTCATGTCTTGTTCTGTAAATTGAATATTATCTCCGTTTACGTCTGTTTGTGTTTCGTAATACTCAATATTTTGTTTTTCTAAAGATGTTTTTATGGTATCTAAAACGACAACATATATAGACGGCGTTTGTCTTCCCTTTTCAATTATTTTGGCAACCATATCTGCATTAGTTATATTTGCCGGTTGTCCTGTTTTCGGTGTATTATCCTTTACGTCTTCTGGCCTTATTAATACCTCGCCTGCTGGTTGCCCTGTTAATACCGTACTCTTTTGGTCTGGCTGTACTTCAATACCTTGATCACCAACGGGCGCAGGTGCCGTGCTTCCTTGTCGTGCCATGTCAATTAATTGTGATAATGATAATATATTTTTATTCATTGTCCCTGTTTGACTCAATAACATATTATATAATTGTTCGCTGGCTAATTTACTCTCGCCTATTGCTGTTTTGCTATCTGCTAATGCTCTCATTATTATATCTTGGTCTAATTGTGTTTTTATTGCGTCGACTTCTTTCGCCTTTATTATAAATGGAATTAATTGATTTAAATTTCCGACTGATTGTTGTAGTGATGATTTAACCATTTTTAATGGTGGTTTAAATCTGACTTTTATTACATCTTCTCTTATTCCGTCTCGTTTGGCTTGTGCGACATTTGCTTTATATACTGGGTCGTCATAATCGGGCATTTCATATTCTAATTGGGTCGTTTGCCAATTGGTACTAAGTGGCTGAACGCTTAAAAAGTCGAAATATTGTTTTTTATATATTTCCATGCCGTCATAATTTGTAATAGGGTTATTTTGTGCGCCGCTCCTTGACGGTGTTTCATATTCAAATGGCAATTTAGATCGCAACCGTAAAGGAACATAAGACGGTTTATTGTTCGTAGGCTGTTTAGGTGTCATTTTTGTAATTCTGGATACTTGGCGAGCACCGTAACGATTTAAAGAGCCATCAAATTCATTCCATACATTATTACTCCACATTAAAATTAATATAATATATATATATTTTCAATTTTTATATATATATTTGCAATTTTTATATTAATTTTAATGTGTCTTCGTCAATTGGTTCAAATGATTTCGACATTAATTTGTAAGGTGCCCCATGTTTTAAATTTATAGTTAAATAATCATATCTACCTTGACAATAATTTTTTAATAATTCCTGTAATTGCTGTTTAGTATCTAAACCCACTTTTCTATATAAAAAGTCGTATTGGGTTTTGTCCTGTGTTTTCCATATATTAAATATATCAGTATTGCGGCGTACTATTTTTGGGCATTGTTCATATAAACTTTGTATATTACATATAATTGATAAACCTAAATGAGAACTACAATAAGTATATAATTTATCTAAATTCGCCAAGCCTGCACGATTTAAACCCATTAAATTAATGTCATCTAATATTAATAATTTTTTTATATCTCTATTTTCTTTCATAAAATCTACTGTCGGAATAGTATCAACGACTTCAATATCGGGGAAATTATGTGTCCATTCTCGTGTGTCCTTATCACAACTACAAATAATAATTTTTTCAAATGGTTTAACCTGTTGGTGTAGAATAATATTCGCACTTAATAACGATTTACCACCGCCCATAGAACTAACGTTTAATAATCTAAACGGATGTGGATAATCTAAAAAACTACTTCTGTAGTCATCATAACTTTCATTTGTTGTTTTATCTTTATTTTCTAAAATAATAAGTTTATTAGGTAAATTAGTCACAATGACTTTTTTATCTTTTAATTTACTTTCATTACTCTTAATATTTTTTTTATCCATATATAAAAATATATAATTAATAATATTTATATAATTTAAAATGTATAAACGTGAATTCTCATTTATAGTTAGTTCTGAAGGATTGTCCACCATAACGGCGGATGGTTCGAGATTTACTATTAATTTACAAAACGAGCCCATAAGAATACCAGCGGACGCACACAATATAAATATTGGTGTTGATAATGCAAGTTTATGGTGGATATCTCCGAATATATATGATTCAGGAGAAAAACAGAATAATTTATTATATGTTACAGGACCAGATATAAATGATGTATATCAAAATGTTCAATTGGCCATTCCTAGAGGTTTATATGATATTGATACATTAAGTAATGCAATTAATGTACAATTAGAAAATAGTGGATTTAAATTGTCACCTGACCCCGTTTTGTCGTTAGAAGCTGATAATGCTACACAAAAAACAATAATAAGATTTAATTACGCTAATATGTCTATTGATTTTACACAATTAAATACATTAAGGACCGTTTTAGGGTTTAATTCGCAAATTTTACAGAATTTATTAAATGTCCCTCAGAATTTTATAAGCCCTAATACAGCTTTATTTAGTGTCATTGATAGTTTTTATATTAATACCGATATTATTAGTACAGGATTACGAGTAAACACCCGTTATTCGTCGGCCATTGCTCGTGTTCCTATAAATGTCGCTGTCGGTTTTCAAATTTTATATAATCCTATTAATCCTACTTTAATTCCTGCCGCAGATTTAAGAGGAATAAATAAATCATCATTTTCTATATGGATAACTGACCAAAATTTTAACCCTGTTGATTTAACTGGATATCCAATTGCGGTACAATTAAGAATATCATATGATATTAAACATTAAATAATATATAAATAGAAATTATAAAATAATATATATATATGAATACTAAATTTAAACGTAGGGGTGCTGGTATACATAGCAATATTGATCAATTATACCGATACGCCATGAAAACAGGTGGGGTCGATACATCGGGGTTATTAGAAGGAGAAAAACATGTACCGTTATATATAAATGGTAAATATGTGAGCGCTAATTTTGCAGGACCAGGGACAAAAATAGAAGAACGATTGAAAAGAGGTGATAAACCATTATCGCAAACAGACAAAGTTGCGTTGGCGCATGATTTAAGATATACGTTGGCGACATCTGGTAATGATATATCGCATGCAGATAAAATGATGGTTAATAAATTAAATACGGTTAAAGATACCGCTTTTAATAAATACCCTTCACAATTAGGAATAACAGCAAAATCAATGGCAGAAAATTTAATCGGCACTAAATATCCAAATAAAAATTATTTAAATAATAACCCTAATAAGGATAATGCATTTTTACAGAATAAATTAAAACAATTAGAACAAGAAGGGTACGGAATAGACCCAGCGGCACACCTTAAATTGAAATTAATGAATATTAAACCAAAAATAGAAAACTCTATAAAAGGACGGGGTTCGGTACCATATGTAAAACCAGCAATACAGCAAACTGGCAGTAATACAATAGACAGTGTTGATTATCCAAAGTCGGAACAAACAGGAGACGGGTGCGGGTGCTCTGGTCGTGGTCTTCGCTTGGCTGGTCGTGGTCTTCGCTCGTTCGTCGCCGTCGGTGGTGCTGATACTGAAAAATGTGAATGCCGAGGCGGCGGACTTCGTTTAGCTGGTGGTTTTGCTTTTCTTGCACCATTAATACCATTTTTAATAACACTAGGAAAAGCAGCAGCCGTTAGTGCAGTAACAACAGCCACGGCCAAAGGTGTAACTGCTATTATTGATAATAATACTAATGCAAAACGGAATGAACGAAAAATAAAACGACAAGAAAAACGTGAACAGCGAAAAATAAAACGTGGTAAAGGTGTAGACGAAATTAAAGAAGCGGGCAATGATATCATTGAAAAATTAAAAAATGTAAGTTTAACAATAAAAGATTTTAGCAAAACTGCATTAGAACAAATGAATGAATTTGTAAAAGAAAACGCCACCAAAGATAATGCTATTGAATTTGTAAAATTTATGAAACCATTTATTATTATGGCCATTACTGCAAAAATAAATAGTGAATTAAAAAAATATGATGAGTCATTAAAAATTAGTACTGATAATGTAAATACAGTCGTTGATACGGTAACGAATAAAATTAAAGATCGAATTAATAAAAAACAAGAGGACGACGACATGGCCGAATTTGAAAAAGATGTACAACGGCAAATAGATGAAGGCACAGACGACCAAACCGGCAGTGGTCTAGATATATCATTAAAAGAAAATATTATATCAGACGCTGAGGCCGTAAAAATATTTAATAAAACGGTGGACATGTCAAAAATACAGGACGGTGAGGGATTAAGACTGGCGGGTGCCCCTTCATATAAGGGTAGGGGAGCATTACATACAAATGTAAAAACAATAATAAATATGATAAAAACAGACCCAACAATATTGCATGACGCTGATTTTATAAATAGACACATGAAACAATTAGGAAATAGCCAAAAAGCTATATTAATGTCTTTTATTTCAAAATATAAATAAAATGATATAAACAAAAAAAAATAATAAGTACTATATATATTATGCATAGTAGATTTGATTTAAAAACAAGTACAAATGAGTTAAAAGAAACTAATGATGGAATAAGTGAAACAGATTTTTTACAGGTTACCAGTTTGGCTGATATTACCGGTACCAGTTTCACCCGCTCTAATATCGTTTTTAATTTTGAAACAAACGGAAATCAATGGGTTGATTTATCTGAATCTTTTTTTCGTATAAGAATGTCATTAACCACAGGGCGTAATACTGTAATACATAACCAATTATTATATTCTGATGGACTTGCACCCGCCATGAATATGGGTGGTGGTCTTTTTAATATGATTCAATGTGAAATAAATGATCGTGTTGTTAGTCGTATTGATAATTTTGTACCACAGACCGACGCTTTAATGTGTAGATTAAATAAATCAAAATCAGCAATTGAGAGCAACGTAGGCGCCCCTTTATGGCATCATGATTTTGGTGTCCGTCAGGCAATTGTATGTGATAATCGTGATATCTCGGGTTCTGCTGATATTAGATTCAAACATGGTAAAACATTCAAATTATCTGATGTTATAACAGTAGGTACGTTAGGTGATGCAAATGCAATGACATTTGAATTAAAAACACTCACCGCAGGTCCGCCTGCTACGATTATATTAGAAGCAAAATCGTTAGGTATATCTGCATCTGTGGTTGCTGCGAAATTTGGTATAGGGTCAGTTGTCGAAATTGTTGGTTTAACTGGTCAAGTCCTTGCGGCTGTGCGTGGTACTGTAACTGCTGGTGCTGTTTCTATAGATGGCAAAACCGCTTCTATTGTCCTACGTGCCTCAATGGCTGAAAATCTTGAAGTGGTTGGCGCCAATGTTCTGCCTGCTGGTGCATACATAAACATTTATAAACCTTTTGATAATTCAAGTGACCACGGATACGCAGGCGGAAAAAATTTCGAGTTCTTATGGCAACCACCATTATCTATTTTTCAAGTCCCACATGCTATGCCCTCAAACTTACGTTATCGTATAACCCTTACTCCTAATCAAAATTATCAATTAGCGTGTGTAGAGAATAGAAGTTTTAATAATCTAACACCACAACCCCCAGATGCTAATAATTATGCTACTGGTTATAAATTAACATTACAACAAATGAACCTATATGTACGGACCTATAGACACACATCAACCGACAATTTAAGGTTTATTTTAGATTTAACGAGTTATAATTGCCAGGCTGAAAACGTGTCTAATAATGCACTCTCACAAAAAAATTTCGACGTTGCAGCATCAACCACACATTTGGTTGTCGCTTATCAACCAACAGAAGCAGGAGCAGACAATAAATATCCACCAACCAAACTTTTAATGAATACTGCTAATGACGCTTATAATTTAGATCTAACACGATATTTTATAACTTTCGCAGGGAAAAGTTATCCCTCCCCAGATCAAGACGCCAGTTTTTTCAATGACTCGAACACTACAACAGGTCTAAACACCAATTTAGGTAATAGCCAAGACTTTTATGCATGGCCCTATTTACAGTCGGTCATCTCTGCTGGTACAATGGGTGATGCAACTGGGTGGGAATCATACGCCATATGGAAATCTAAAGGGCCAGCCTTAGTGCACTCTGTTAATCGTGACGAACGCTCGCAAGCTACTAGAGTGGTCGTAAATAATTCTTTCGTTAATCCTCAGGCAAATAGAAATCTATTATTATTTAATATATTTAAACAAGTATGTGAAATTTCTATAGAAAACGCTAAAGTGAGCATGGTACAATTAACCGATCGTTAAAATATTAAAATGCTAATATATATAAAAACATATTATATATATATATTATTAAATGTATAAATATAATAATGCAGTAGTATATAAAATAAAATGTAAAATTCCAACTATAACCGATATATATATAGGTTCAACTATAAATTTTAATAAACGTAAAAGTGTACATTATGAAAATTGTTATAATATTAATTCAAATAATTATATGATGAATTTATATATATTTATACGGCGTAATGGTGGTTTTAATAATTTTGATTTTGATATAATTGAAGAATGCCCATGCAACGATAAAAAAGAATTGAGACAAAGAGAAAGGTATTATCAAGATTTATATAATCCGTCATTATGTAAAAATAGGGCATATACGACATATACGGAAAAATTAATATATGTTCATCAATATTATAGTGCAAATAAAGATTATATAAATAATTATCGTAATGAGGTTTATAATTGTGATCATTGTGATAAAACATATACATTAAGAAATAAAACAACACATAAAAAAACAAAATATTGTATGACATTTAATAAAAATGAGACAAACAAAACTTGTTTTTAGTCATTTCGAAAATCGAAAATTGATATAAAAAATATATTATTATATTATTATAATGAATTATTATAATAATATTTTAAAAAAAATTATTTCAGATATGGGAGATCAAGAAACTACAAATATACAATTGGACGAATACGGTAAAAAACTATTAAAACGTTTTAAAGGGGCGTTCCCTAGAGATCATAAACCATATATGAAAAACGGCGAATCATGTATTTTAAATTTAGATACATCAGAACAAGGCGGAACACATTGGGTTGGTTTAGTATTACATAATAATAAATATTATATGTATGATTCTTTTGGGCGTAAGAGTAGTATATTAAAAGAACATGGAAAAGGAATGAAAACAACAGAAACAGACGCCGAACAAGAATATGACGAATATAATTGTGGGCAACGTTCATTATCAGCATTATACGTATATGAAAAATACGGTATATTAGATTATATCAAGATCTGACTAAAACAAGTTTGTTTGTAAAAATATTTTTATATAGATTATATAAAAATATAATAATAAATAAAAATATATGAGTAATAATTTTTTAGGAATCAGCGGCGGTGCGAATTTAACTGATGGAACTGCTAATTTATATTTACGATCTGCAAGAATAAAAAATTTAACACCGAATAATATATTAAAAACTAGTGGTGTTAATACATTAGTAGCAGTAGAAACAATAAATATATCAGAAGTGGCAGGACTACAAACAGAAATAGATGAAATAAAAGATGATATAAAAAATACTATTCAAAATCCAATGATATCAAATTTAAATATGAATAATTTTAATATAATAAATGTGAATACAATATCAGGACAGCCTGTAAATTCACAAATCACAATAATAGATGAAACAGTAACAGTACGAGGAACAACAGAAACAAAAGTCGGGCACCCTTCTGGCACGGCATATTTAGAGGCATTTGACACCATTATAACTACATCGGGCTCAAATCCTGTACAATGTAGAAGAACCTTAAATATGTCTAATAATGTAATGACAAATGTTGGGGGCATTTCATTGGTCGGTGGTAGTCGTCTTATATCAAATTCAATTTTAACAAGTGCAGCATGCAATTCTGCCTTTTCGTTAAATGGTAATAATATTACAAATGTAGGTACTATATTTGGTATTACAGGTGCCACACAATTAACAATGGCAAATGAAACAGTAAATATACAAGGTGGTTTTAATACAAATATAGGTACAGGAACAGGAACAGCGACAATAAATGCGTTAAATACAATAATCACAACTACGGGTGCGAATCCTGTACAATGTTTAAAAATATTAAACATGTCAAATAATAATATTATAAATGCAAATAATATATCAGCGTCGCAAATAGAAACACAAGGAAATATATATTTATATAAATCAATATCACCAAACATTTATGTTAATGCATCACTAATGCGACAAACGACCCAAATATTATATACTGGTGTAGATTTAACGCCCACTTTTGGTAATAGTTATCAATTTGCTCCATCATTTATACCAACATCAACGGCATCAAATATAAGTGGTGCGACATTTATTCCGGGTAATACAATGGCACCCGGCAATACATTTAAATTGTCATGTTTCGGAACAATGCAAGAGGGTAATAATGGTATAATACAAAATTTTAGATTATACGCATTAAATATCAACACATTAACGGATATATTATTAATTAGTATCAATAATACAGAATTAGTGACAACTTTAACACGCTGGAAATTAGATATAGTATTCCAAATAAGAACAATCGGTGTCGGCGCTTCCATGGTCATAAATGGGGATTTGGCGATAGGTAATACCAATCAATCAATTACAAATACAACTGTTAATTTTGATAGTACAGCAGGTCAACAATTAATTGGTACCATATATTTTGATACAAATAATATAAATAATAATTTCACAACCGATATTTCGACTTTGAGTACATTATAAATTAATATATTTAAATATTTAATACATTAAATATATTAATATATATGAGTTCTTTTTTAACTTCTTCGACTATACGCCGATCTACCAATAAATTATTGACAGATAATAATAATACTAATAAAAATATAAATTTCAATACTATAAAAATAAATAATGTTAAAAATAATAATATATTAAAAACTAATAATGATCAAACAATAATAGGTGTAGAACGACTTGAAATAACTGATATAAACAATTTGAATATAACTTTATCTCTTATTAATTCACAATTTATTATACAAAATAATAGATTGTTATTATTAGAAAATGAGAATATAAAATTAAAAAATATAATTAAATTACTATTAAATATAAATTATTGATATTTACTGCGATTTGTTTACCAATGAAGCAACAACACCTTCTAAATATACAACTCGAGACAAGAGTCCAGCCGCCGAACTATTAAAATTATTTACAATTTCCGAAAGTGAGTCTAGTGCTGCTGGGTCTGTGTTATGTGTTATAAAATCGAGACGACCGTCAAGGCGTGTGACTTCGCTTTTTCGTTCAACTCTTTCTAAATCTAAATCGGTTGTTAATTTTGTATCTCCAGATACACGAGAGGCCGATTCTGCGGATAAATCACCTGAGAATTTAAAATCAGCGGCAATTCTGGCGGCGGATTCGGCCACAAGTGCATTATTTATTGCAGTATCAGCGTCGGCGCGTGCTTTGGCTTCTGCTTTTACATCTAAGTCAATCTGAGCAGTATGATTAGTTAAAACTAATTCAGCGGCGGTGGCTCTACTAATTTCAGCAGTAATTTTTACTTCTAATTGATAATCAGCAATCTGTCTATCTGATATTTCGGATGCGATGCTGTTTGAATGAGAAGTATCACTGCTTGCTCGAATGGATGCTTCAGCGTTTATATTTTGCTGTAATACTGCTTCAGCGTTTGTGGCTCTAAGTACTTCGGCGGGTAGATTTACATTTAAATTGTTAATGTGGTATTCATGCATACCAATCATAGAACCAACACCACGGACACCGTCCATAGTATCAACTTTTAACACTGGTATGTACACTCCCCAATTGCCTGCACCTTGGCTATTAGGAGTTTTAAATGAAAAACCAATACCAGCGTCAGAGTTTTCGGCGGTTGGTCTAATTTCTAATTTATAACCTTCATCATGATAAAGGTTAAGTTCTCGTGATTTGTAGTCGGTAGCAGGTAACATAATATATATTAATTATATATAAAATAATCTTTATATCCAATTTTTTATATATTATTAAAATATATAAAAATGGCCAAAAAATAAAATTTTTACTCATTTTTAGCCATTTTAGGTTGTGGTATTAATATCCCAATAATACTGCTTATTAATGAAAAATATATTTCTAAATTTGGCGCTTTCAGTGTTATCTGTATAATACTGAATATTAAAATTGTAAATAAAAATAATATCTGTACAAAAAAAACTACTTCAGCTTTATAAACTGATGAACAGCATAAGCCCCATGTGTCGGGGTCTTTTGTATCACTAACAGGAATTATCACAGGTGGTAAATTCATTAAGTATAATATTATTCATTTTCTTTATTTTATATATATTATGATAATAATATATACCGTATTCTTTTAATGAGTCTTTTAATTTATTATATCTTACTTTTGATTTATGAATATAATATTCTTTATTTTCATTATAATCAATTTTACCTTTATTTTTTTCTTTTTCTATTGTACATGTTTTACATACACGTCTATTTTTATAATATTCCGTTTTTTCTTTTTCTAAATTGCATTTATTACATATAATAATCATTATATGTAATATAATATATTTATCTTTATATTTCAAGTGGTTCAGGAATATTTGTTTCTTTTTGTTTATTCTGTTTTAATATTTCTAATCTTTTTTTTTTATAATTTTGGTAATAACGTTTTTTAATTTCCTTTACTTTTTCAGGGGGTTTAGGATTATTGACCGCATATAATATTATACAATCTTTACATTTTTTTGGTCTATATATATAAAATTTTTCATCTGGTTTATCTATTTTACAATGGTTACACAATGGCATTATTATATTATATTAATAAATCTTTAAATAAATAATTGATTATATATAAAAATTTACATCATAAATATACATATATATATACGATGTTTTATAGGTACAGTTTTTGTGGGGGTGCTTATTCTTTACGGCGAACACTGGCAAACGACTCACGATACAAAAAAATGACTAGGGCTGATATATTAACAAAAATAGAGAAATTAAATAAATTTAAATCTCAAGAATATTCGTTAGAATCTGGTTTAAAAACAAAAGCCGACAAAGGATATTTGGCACATGTTTATTCACAATTAAAACGACATGTAAGGCAACGACAAGGAATAAACCAAAACAATAACCAAAACAATGCAGGACAGGCGGGGGCCATGACTAGTACTATGCCAACAATACAACCAGTAATACAATCAGTCGGCTCAATAACACAAACGGCCACAGATTATCCAAGGAACGAACCAGACGAAGACCCGGACGAAGACCCAGAAATGATTGAATTAAATAGAATAGTTGACGAACGGTTATATATAGCTCGATTGACAAAAGACCCGATAAAAAGGGACTTAATGGTAGAAGCTGTACAAAAAGTCGCCAAAAAATATAACGTGAGTTTATTAATTTATGAAAATATGATGAATTTTTTAAATCCTGTTTCAATAACCAATTTTATAAATAAATACAATTTACCATTTACAGAAATAAAAAATATGATTGATGGGGATGAATCTGAAGAAATAAAAAATATGATTGATGAGGATGAATCTGAAGAAATAAAAGAAAAAAAAAGAAAAATAGATGAAGAAAATTTATATAAAGATACTCAAAAAGAATTTATTGAAATATTTAAATTAAAATATAATCAATTAGGCGATATAATAAAACAATCAATTGTAGATGTATATAATAATAAATCAGGTGTACCAAAAATAAATAAAAAATATTTTGATAAAGAAAATATTAAAAATAGAGTTTCATTTGCCGCCGAATTTGTTGCAAAAAATAAATTAAATATTGGTGATATTATTAGTAAATTTACAGAATATAATACACTGTCTCAACAAACTAAATATCCATTAGAAGAAACTAAAAATAAGGGTATTAAAGCACGAGTGGCAGACGACGAAAACACAGATGAAGGTAAAGACGATGAATTATATAATATATTTAAATCTAATTATAATCAATTAAGTAAATATATCAAAGAAGCCGTAATATTAGAAAATAATAAAAATGAAAATAAAGTACCTTTGACATATTTTGATAGACCGAATATTGGCGACCCATTGAAGTTTATATCATCTTTTGTCAGTGCTAAAAAATTAAATATAGATAATATTATAAATACAGTTAATAAAAATAGTAATATAATAATAGAAAAAAAAAATATTGATATTCCAAAACAAGAATCAGAGATTAAAGAATCAGAGATTAAAGAATCAGAGATTAAAGAAAGACGTGTACGACGAACCACCCAAGGGCCAAAACCAAAAAAGGAGAAAAAAGAACGAAAAGAACGAAAGGCACGCCCATCAAGAAAATCACCAATTGAGAAGAAAGAACCAGAGATTAAAGAACCAGAGATTAAAGAACCAGAAATTAAAGAACCAGAAATTAAAATTCAAAAAAGTCCAAAGGAAGAAATAAAACCAGATATGTCAATTCATATGTCCGATTTACCAACTACCGCATTACAATATTTAAGATTTTGGATAAATGGACAAGAACATTATATATCATCAACTAATGTAGACAAATATAAAAAATATAATATAAAAGATATGATATTACGTATGGAACGAAACTTATTAAAAGTAGAAAGTGATAAAGAAAAATTAAAAAAAGAAATCAAAAAAATAATGGTCAGTACATCAGATAATAAAAAACAATCATTGTATAATCATATTAATGATATGAACAATATATTTATAGATGAATTAATATATAGTAGTAATCAATATAGACAAGATTTATATAAAAATGATTTTCATATTATTTTACAATATATGAAAATATTTGATCCGGCCGACATGTACGCCGATTTGCCATTCAAAACAAAACCACAATCAATAATAAACACATACGACACAATAAAAACAACATACACAAGTGTTTATGAAATATTAAATAGTTAATGATATTATATAAAAATTGGTGAAATATTAATTAATATATTAATGACTGATATTGATTATTATTTCACAGATAGAAAAAATTTAATTGAGTTTATTGATAATTTTAGTAAACTTATATATAGGTCTAAAAGATTCGAAAAAGTAATACAAAATGCAAAAGCAGAAGATATTGCCAGATATATAAATAGAAATAAAAAAAATAATATTTCTGATTTATACCCAACACCACAGTATTGTTTAAAAGATTTTATAAATCCTGGGACGATTAATAATAATATTTTAGAACCAACAGCCGGTATAGGTAGTATATTATATTATTTATTAACTGAATGTCGTGAGGTAATATATAGTGGTGCCGATTTATACCAACCATTAAATATAACCGCTGTCGAATATTTGAGGGATAATGCCGATTTTTTGAAATATCATTTTAAACATATTAATGTTGTACAAGATGATTTTTTAACTATAGATTATACGGGCCATGATTTTGACACAATTATATGTAACCCGCCCTTTACATTATCAGGCTATGATTCTAAAAATAGTAAAAACACTTATGATAGTTATTTTTACTATAATTTTTTATTTAAATGTTTAGAAATATTAATCACATCTTATCAAACTAATAGTCAATATATGAATCATTTACATTTTATATGTCCACAGTTATATATAACACCTGAAAATAAAAAAAGAGAAATGTCTAAGGGTGATATGGTTGAATTCGATTATAAAAAATTAAGGAATTTTAATAAAAAAAAACAATTAGAAATATTAAATAATTCAATGTTTAAAAACATGTTTAATAATTTTGATACATATTTTAATTTTATAACCTCGCTTTTATTGTCTCAATCATTTATATATAATGGTCAATGTGAATTCCAAACAACAAAAACAAAAGTATATTTTTATCTTTTCGCAGTACGTGTATCTGATACAACAAAAGAAATAAGACAGCCGCAATATTTATATGATACACGAATAAATGATGAAGAAGAAGAACCAGAAGAAGAACCAGAAAAAGAACCAGAAATTAAAGAAACGATTCATGCACAATTACTAAGAGACGACATTGAAGAAATATCCAAACATTATAAAAAAACAGAAAACAAAGTTCAAGCGAAAAAAGAAACAAAAAACAAAGTTCAAGCGAAAAAAGAAAACATAAATATGGTAGAATTGTATAAATATAATCCATATGAATCAATAATAAATATATTTAATAGTGAATTTATGTCTAAAAATAAAATAAATAAATTACTTAAAATTATTAAAGAATTAGGGGAAAAATACGAACTTTCAGATATAAACTTTTTATATCAAACAGAAAGCGCTAAAATAAAAAATATGTCAGACGCCCAATTTTTAAAAGATAGACAATTTATACTTAACCCATTATATACATATATAATAGAAAATGATATACCAATAAAAGAAGTCGTTGAAAAATATGATAATTATAAATTATGGGATAAAATTAATAAGGAGTACGCAAAAATTAAATCTCGTGTAAATGAACAAAAAACAATAAATGATGTAAAACCGTTAAATGACATGAAAGATATAGAAGATGAATTGCATAAATATAGAAAAAACAAAAGAAAAACATATAAAAAACGTCAAAAAGAATATACAAAAGCCCAGGAACAACAAAAAGAATATGAAAAAAAAAGAGATTTATATGAAAAATCAAAAAATCAAGAACCAGAAGAAGAACCAGAAAAAGAACCAGAAATAAAAGTAGTACAAAAAAAACCTAAAAAAGTCCAAGAAATAAAAGAAAATAAAGAAACAATAATTAATATAAATAATATGTCATTAGCTGAAAAACATAAAAATTTTTTCACATTCAATAATAAATTTATTGATCCATCAACAGCACCACCAAATATTAAAAAATATTTAGATAGTATATTATATCATTTAGAAGATTATTATACTAAAATAAAAGAAATAAATAAAAAGAGTAAAACAATTAAATTAAAAGATGTTAATAATAAAACTGTAAATTTATATGATTATTTAAATAATAATTTATTTGATAATTTTTATAGTACATCTCTTAATACTCTTTTTAAATTAGAAAATATGAGAGTATTAAATAATAAATTTTCATTAACTGATTTAGACAGTGATTTAAAATTTAATGTATTACAACAAAAAATGAAAACTATACAATTAAATTATTTAAGTGCGCATACGGGATTAACACTGCCACCAGCACCAGAAGAAAAAAAAGAGAAAAAAGAAAGAGAAGTTAAAGTGCAAGAAAAAAAAGAACCTGAAGTTAAAATAACACAAAAAAGTGATAAATACAAAGAAGAAGAGAAAAAACAAAGACAAGAATACAAAGAAAAAATGACAAAATTGAATAAACAACAATTAGTACCAAATAAACCAAAAGAAGGAGAAAGGACTATATTAGATATTACAGACGATATTGTTAAACATTACCAAACTAAAAAAGGCAATAAAAGTGGTTATGATGTGGCAGGATTAAAAAAAGAATTAATAACGAGATTAAATGAAAATAAAATATTATTATTAAAAGATATTATAAGAGATACCGATTATATTAAAGGTAATAAATATTATGATATATTTAGTAAACATGGTAAAAATTTTCATGTAAATACATTACTACCTAGATATGAACAACAACAAGCAATACAAGGTACAGAAGATGAAGAAAGAAGTGGTAATGAAAATGTACCAAATTGGAAAGTATTAGAAATATTATATAATAATTTCTCATTAAAAAATAGAAAAGATGTAATTAATACAACAAATCTATTGGCCCAGATTCCTAATGGTCGTTATATATCTGAAATTATTACTTCGGAAAATGTTGGCGACTTATACCCAACGCCACAGGAATGTTTAACACGTTTTATTAATGATCGGGATTTAGACGGTAAAACAATTTTAGAACCTTCGGCAGGTATGGGAAGTATTATATATAATATATTAATGAGAAATTTAGATGATATACAAATAAATGCAGTAGAGTATGATGTAAATATGAGTCAATTTTTAAAACATCAATTCCCGAATGTTGGTGTAAAAAATGCCAATTTTTTAACTACGAGAACAACAGGCAATAATTATGATTTGATTATCTGCAACCCACCATTTACCCATTATTATCAAAATTCAAAAGGTAAATCAACATATGATAATTCGTATTTTATTAATTTTTATTTTAAATGTTGTGATTATTTAAGAAATAGTATTAATACTGAAAGACTCAAAATATTATATTTTATTAGTCCCTTAAATTTCTTTAATGAATTTTGGAATAAAAATCATACTTATTATTTAGATAAAGATGGGGGATATACACAGATACAATATTTTTCACCCGCATTAGACGACATGAGAAACATGACAAAAGAACGAATTGAACAAATAAAAAAACAATCAGATGTTTATAATATGTATGAAAATTTTGAAGAATATTATGACGCAATAATGCCGGGTGAAGCTGCATTATTACCGTATAAATGTATGTTTCAAACAACAGGTGCCAAAGTATATTTTTATAGATTTATGTTTTTTTAAAAACTTTATTATACTTACCAATTAAATGATAAACATATTTTATTTGATTCTAAAAATTTATTTACTTTTTGTTTAGTAATTTCTTTATTTTTATTAATATTAATATCTTTAGTTTGTTTTGTAAATGTATCATCATAATATACAATTCTTATCCGCTGTCGTGTGTCTGTATCTTGTATATAATATTTTGGTTCATATTTAAAATTATTATTATTATTTTTAAACGATGATACAATTATATCATGTTTAATTTCTTTTATTTTTTTTGGTACTAATATAGTGTTTTTCATTTGTTTATTCATTTTAATATCTTTGATTAATATATTTAATTCATACGGGGTTTTAGTAGTCTTTTTATTATTTGTTAATGGGTTGATATATTTATATAATATATTATAATCTATTTTTTTTATTTCTGATGTATGACAAAATTTAATTATTTCATCATTATATATTACTTCATATATATTATAATTTAATTGTTTAGGCGTAATATCAGTACTACTATAAGACGTTTTATTGTATGTTTTTAATATTTTCATTTTATCTACATGTATATGTTTATAATTGGTCGTTCTGGTGATTGATGTATATAAACTATTTCTATCACATAAAAATTTCTCTGTATCTAATATAACATAATCTCCTTTAATTACTCCCCCTTGATATTTATGAATTGTTGATACATATAAAGGAAGAAAATAATTTTTTAATGTTTCTTCGTCTATTGATAATTCAATATCTTCCCAATTATCATTTTTATTCATTACACCTTTAATAAAATAACCATTATTTATTATTAGTGTACCTTTCCAATTATTAAATATCGCATGTTGTTTTAATTCTTTATTGTTTTCTGTACATATGATCGGCATATTATTGATTATTTTATATGATTCTATATTTTTATTATATTTAAAATCAAATATAGCACCATCTTTGCAAAAATGGTCGGTCGCAATTTTTGTATATTTTTGTCTTGTAGCATTCTCTGAGCATAAATAAAAATTATATATATGTTTATCATTATAATTACTTAATTTATTTAATATTGTACCGTCACCCGTAATATTAAACTTATTAAATATATTAAATGATTTTTTGTTATATCTTGCATATTTTTCATTATATTCTTTATAAATTATATTACAATCATAAAACATGTCATTTAAGGGGTCGTTTGTTGGCTGTTCCCCATTATATATTGGGTGTAATTGGTTATTATCACCTAAATATATAATAGGTGTTTTTATTTGTTTTAATATTCTCATATATTTATTATTGGTCATAAAACATTCATCAATTATTATTTTATCATATGATTCAATTTTATTTTTTGTTTTAATGTCAATATTAATAAAAAATAGAGCAAATGTCGAAAAGTGCCAATTATCGGGTATATTATTATGAATTTCCAATGACTTCTGCTTTAATTCTAATACAGCATTATTGGTCGTAGATAAATATAATATATTATCGTTTTTATTTTGTTCTTGTATTATTGTATAAGACTTACCGCAACCGCCGGCACCTAATATTAATGAATCTTTTTTTTCTAATATATAAGGTTCATATGGGGGTATATATTTATTCATCTTTTTTATTGATGATATTAAATTTGATTTAAATCTTCCTAAATTTGTTAATATATCATTTTCTATTGGTTTAAAGTTTTTTATATCGTCTTTTGATTCTGGTATATAATATACTGCGTCGGTCTGTACCTTTAATATTGGACTTTTTATTGTATCCATTAAACATATAATCTGAAATATAGACATAGATATAACTGATCTATATATCGAGCTTGTATTTTCATAACGGGGGTTTTTTGTAGAATGTTTAATAAAATAATATTCTTTATTTTCTATTTTAGACCAATTAAACTGCTTATTATCTGTTATCGCTGTATGTATATAATACATTACTGTAGTAATATCATTAGTGAAAAACGATTTAGAAGATTTATAAAACTTATTATTTAATGATCCTATTAATTTATTATTAATATTTTTAAATTCATACTCGCCTAATGTGGCCGTAGTTTCAATGACTCTTTTTAATACCTCAGGTTTATAATAATGTAGTGTATTTATCATATATTTTATATTTGATTTATTTATAATATTTTTAGTTAATAATGAAGATACAACACCATAATGAACAAAACAACCGAACATTTTTATATTTTTATATTTTAGTTCTTCTATATAATATTCTCCAATTGTTATTTGCGAATTGTCGTATGGTAAAATTCTATTATGTACATCATATATGGGTATATATTGATTATCTGACTGCAAGTATGTATAACAAATCGTTGAAAATTGTTTATATGCATCTATGACATGTATTTTATATGTTGATTCATCATATTCATTATCATTTGTAATTGTCGCTGTTGCGTCTTGTATTGCTTTAGTCTCATATTTATTTAATTGTGAATGTGCTTCTTTATTATAATTAGATGACGGGACACCGCCATAAAATGTCAATAATTCCTGCCCAATCGTGGACCATTGCTGGTTGGCAAATGTACCAAATAAATTATTATATTTTATATTTAATTTATTATAAGCATTTTCACGTTCAATATAATCATTATATTCAAAAAAATATATATTTGGTTCTGTTGGATGTCTAAAACTAGTCAAGGTGCCGTTTTTATTGTTTACGTATATATATGGGTTTTCTACTCCGTATCCTGTTTTTTCGGTTAGAGTTAAAAATAAAGTGTTTAAATTCATAGATTTATTTATAATATACCCGATTAATGAGTCGCTTTTAAATTCTTGTGTATAACTGGCATTATCTAAATATTTATATACTGTTGGTAATACATTATTAAATACTTTATTTATCATAAAATTAGATATATTATGTTTATTATCTTGTATTAATTTTTTTAATTTATTATCTGTTATTGGGTATAAATGACCATTATTAATATAAAAACATAGTCTAAATGGGTTATTATCATAATCAGTACTTGTAAAATCAGTTATAATTTCAAAACTAGGGGAAAGACCAGTATAAGATATATAGGGATAATATTGCATAATTTTTTCAAACTCGGCAATTGTCATTCCATATGTTTTGTCATATTTTATTTCGTTTAATCTTTCATTAAATTGTTTGATATCATATTTCCTTGGTTTATGATTTAAAAGCTCATTATGAATATAGTTAATGAAACAATTATTATCATATTTAACTTGGTCATTTGTAAATTTTTCTAATGTAAATAGTTTTAATGGGTCGACATGGTTAATGCCTATTTCATTTATGTCGAAATTCATATCGGCTGATATTGTTGTAGATGTATTATTTTTAATTTCGCCCTCTAATCCATTATTATATTCACTAATTTTATTAAATAATTCATTTTCGAAATACATATCTATTTCATTTTGTGCGGTGCGTTTGTTTGCTCGTATCTGTAAATTAAATGGGACTTTTAATATAAACCCGTTTTCTTTTTTTATATCGGCTACTACATATCTATAAAAAGATACTTCAGAATTTTCAGCATTATACATTTTTTGAGCCCCTTTTAGTGTTGTGATTCTATTAAGACTTCTTATTGTACGTGTATCTAAATTATATGATTTTAATTCATTTTTAATTGTTTTCATTTGGTGTATTTCATTAATATATTTTTTCACTTTATTTAATTTAGTGGTCTTAGCATCAGACGTTAATAAAGATTTATATTTTTTATAAGTTTTAATATTAACTTCTTTTTTAATTAATTTCAAATCTTTCTTTATTTGTTTATACATTATATTATTATTACTAGTGTTTATTTTAAATTCATTTATTTTCATTTTTAGTATTTTTAATAATATATATATTTAATAAATCTTTATATCACATTTATAATAAAAAATAATAATATGATATAATTATATTATTTTATTATGGGTACTAATGATATTTATATAAATA